TTACAAGCAACGATCAAATCGTGAGGTGTTTTCAACCATCTTAAATCAAAGACGGTCAAATAACCATGTTGGTCCATGTAGTAGGCTCCGCAAGATTCTCTATAGTCGGAATTAATGTTAGTCTTATTCAGATTAACTTTAAAACCGGCTAATTGCAGACTCTCAACCACGCCGGCCGCATATTGGTTTTCGACAATAATGTCGTCGCCAAATACGGTAGAGGTGGAATCGAATGACCTGGTTAGAGCAGTTAGAATAAGGGTCATTAAATCGAAAGTATATCCATTTCCCATACTAGAGACTTTATTGATAACATAAAAGTTATCATCAGGTCCAAGGGTCATGTCTGACCGACTAGCAAGTACTTTAAAAAGTACTTGACGAGGAAGTAGATATTTTATCAATTTAACGCTGATGGCATCACTGCAATCAGATAGATCGATAGTGGCAACATTAGAGTTGCTTATTCGACACTTATGCACATCTGCTAAAGTGTCTAAATCGATCCCGAGCTTGTCAAGAAGACAAGTTCGAATCCCTAAACCAATCGCTCGCTGGACAAGCATATTGCAGAGGGGTTCTAGACAAATCGACCTATCCTTCAAATTATTTTTAGGAACAGTCGACCATCTATTGCCTTGAACAAAGGTAACTGAACAGAAAAGCTTAAATTTATAAATCTGAAAACCGGCATGAGAATGATTCTTATACCGGTTCCAGAGTTTATAATTTAGTTGCTTCTCATTCAGGCCTTTGTTTCTGCAGTAGCGAGTAAAGCGCTTCTTTGTCGCATGACGCAAGGCTCTGTGCCAATATGAATAATTGGCAAAGATGTCAAAGCAATCATGCGAGATAGTCCAATCTTCCGATAGCTTAAAAGCTATCGAGAGTTTGTTACCTAATGGGACAAAACTTGAACCATTAGTAAACGTGAGAGGTCCCAAGCGAAAATCACTTAGGATATCACGTACTATAAGACGCGCTTTCGCCCAGTGTGGGCCTAAAACCCCATCTATATGGAGCTGATTGTCGAAGTCGATCCACCGAGTCCAAGCGTCTTGACGACGTCTGGAGTTGGTGTCACTTCGGGGAGATTCGAATTTGGCGGCAAGTTTAGCTTTTGCAAAACTCGCTGTACGAGATAATTGGCCATCATTGGAATGATCGTCAATAAAATCCCGTATCCGAATGTTAACAGCCCTGATTGAGCCTTTGTCGTGCACGGCGTTCCTCCAACAGAAGCATTAGACATATAACGATCCTCTAATTAAAGAGCATCGTTAATGGCCGGTGCGGTTGTTGGACGGAATCCTTGCATGACATTCTCAGTATCCCACGTTGCCATTTGAGCAGCGATGGATGTGAGAATATCCCGAAGGCGACCTTTAGACAATAGAGTGCCAGAAACACGCACTCTTACGCTTAAAGCGTCTTGGGCAGAAACGTCACCAATTGTGATCGCGTTATTATCGTTTCCGATAATTTCGGTAGCATAATTGGGGACGGCCACACCGTTAAGTTGTTTCACGGTGGAGCTAAATCGAAACCGAACTGTCATGTCCGGCTTTGCAGGATCGGCGTAGGTTACCCCACTATTATCCTGGCTCTTGACTGATAAAGTCACTGAAGCCATTGTTTTATCCTATGGTTATTTGCCTTTTAGGTACTTTGAAAAAGCACCTAGGCGGTTATTAGCCATCACGGCCGAATCGATTAGTCTTCGCCAATTAAGGTTAATACTAATCGCAGGTCGAGCGGCGCTAAGTGGCAAAAGCCAACGATGGTATGCATCGGTCTCAACTTCAGAAAGAAGCTGGGACTCCTCGGGGCGATAAAACACCTTCGAGGGCAACGTAGCTGGTTTTGCCCCAAACCACAAGTATGAGTACTTCATCGCACAAGCGATCGTTTGATCGCTATTAGGATAATGTACCCATGTCTTGACGGAATGGTTCTCGCGACGGGAAATGCTGGCATAACTCTGTTGTGCAAGAGTCTGACTTGTGGCTCGGTTAATGTAACTACCGATATCCACAAACCAGTCTATGACAAAAGAGTATGGGACCAATTCCCAAGCTGTTACAAAGGGATTGAATCCTATGCCAGATAATCGTGCCACCTCGCTGTAGGTAAAGTACTGAAATATTGACGCTCTAACAGTGACATCTCCAACAGTCTCTCGCCACTTATATTGGGTGGCGGCAGAAGGTAGAGATACACCAGTAGGTTGCGGCAATAGAATTTGTACTTTACTTGTAGATACACTCTGACCACGGTTCATGGTTTTCATGATATCGCGATAAGAGTATATTAACGGCATGATGCCGTAACGGTACCGCATCCAGTCATTACCGAGTCTTCGAAGCATCTTTTTAGGATGTTTTAGAAGCTCAACTAATGGCATGAATGCTGCAGCTCTCAGATCGTTAATGTTATAACGACCATGAAGCATTCTCATGATATTGTAAATATCAGAAGAAATCGAACGTACTAAGCCCGGAATTTCCCTAGATTCTGCGATATCCGTGAGGAGATCGTAAGAACTTAGGGCCGAGTCTATAGCACTGTTCGAAACAGCCGTTTCGGCAGCAGAGACATCCGCGGCGCTAATACTGGAAACAGTATAAAGCGTTGAGGTGTCTAGGTGCGTTGTCAAGTTGTAACTAGATTCGTAAGGACCTACTTGATCGTAATGATCTGGTGTTCTTGTGCAAGTGCTCCCTATTTTGGGAACAGAGCCGTATTGTAAAAATGCGGCTGCCCAAGCAACACCGACCTTACGCTTCAGTAAGTAATTACGAGTAGTTACACGCCCTATGAAATAAGGAGTGTGACGAAATGGTGGCGAGCCAGACCGACGTCCTTTCAGATGTCGGGTGTCTCGCGTAATCACTTCGTCAAAGGGGTTATAGTATTGGGTTGATCCAGCTGGTAAAACGTAGGAGGTGTAACCAAAAGTATTGTTTACACCACTACAGCCATTTAGACCAGGCCACCATGACTCCCAAGCCGGTAGTTCACAAACTTGCCGGTCACTCACAGTTTCATAAGACTCAACAGACACGATCTTCTCCTTTCCAAGAGAAAAAGTCAGTAACGTACTGACGGCCGCTCCAATTAAGGAGTAATTAAGGAATAATTGGAGAATGTTGAATAGAGAACGAAAGGTTTGGAACAAGTACAAATATCACGTATGCGAGGAGGAGAAATCCTCCAAACATAGCGAGAAAAAGTACTTCCAAACCTCTCCCTTTAAACGACATATGACCTCCTATTCCTTAAAAGTTAAGTCCTCTAAATTTATGTCTAGAGTAGACATAAAAATAAAGGGGCACTCCGGAGGAGAGTTATTTCCCCTT